TTATGGTGCAGGATGGTTGTTGTTTTTAAATGATTGTTCTTTATTGGTATTTGTTGTCATGGGATGACAGGGTGTCAGAATATGTAGGTGGAGGATTTGGTGGAAAGGATGTGCAGTGGCATGTAACAGAGACATGCCTCTGCGCCTGAGAAGTGCCACAATATGGACGAGCAATACAAGCCATGAATACAGACGACGCTGGCGGGGTATCTGACGAGCTGTATTGTGCAGATTGCTCCTGAGCTGGATGATACCCACTGTCTCCTGTTGTCTTTCCAGACGAATTTTTTCTTCAAGCTGATGGATTTTCTCCAGAATCGTTTCCCGGTTTGCAGCCTGCTCTTCAGACTCGCATGATGGCACTGGCACTGGCACTGGCACTGGCACTGGCACTGGCACTGGCACTGGCACTGGCACTGGCACTGGCGCGGTTGTAGGTTCTATTGGCCTCTGGGCTTCTTTCAGTAAACTCAGATGCTCAGGCGTAAAATCAATCAGTGCTTGCAGGGAAGACCAGCCATATTTTTTACCCAACTGAGATGCTTTAAAGGCAATACCCTGGTATTGAAATGAAAATCCACTCATTTTACCCGTAGTGGCGATATTGGGTTTGCAGGTCACTCCTTCCTGTTCCAGTAAGCGAACAAAGGTTAGTAAATCGGGATGGTGTGTTAATGCATTGTCGAGCAGGGCCTGCAACAGTGACTTAGGGCAGGGAGCTGCTGTGCGTTCTGCCATCATCAGTTCATTACGGGAAGGCTTCCTTTTATCCTGGCGGCTACTGCCGGTTACACCCGTAGTTTCGGTGAGGCCGTGTACTCTCTCCAGCTCACTGATAATCCGTGTGCCGATAAGATTTTCATTTTTCCCCAGGTACAGTTTTCCACCGACCATGTTAATACGACTTGCAATGATATGAATATGCTGCCCATCCGGATCATCGTGCATGATATAGCAGCGAAGATGGGTGTCAGTGAAGCCCATTCGGGCCATATAATCGTCAGCGAATGCTGCCCACTGTCTGTTTGACAGTTTCTCACCCTTTGGCAGGTGAAGTGAATTATGCCAGACAGGTTTGGCGACATCGGGACGCAGCAGTCGGGTGCCTTCAAATTCACTTATAAGCTCAGCAGCAGTGCTACCCGTCATGTTGCCACCGATGACATAAGGCGTGATTTTGTGGTGAGAACCTGACTTCAGGCTATAAATAACCACACCTGTGAATTGTTTACCCCTTTTTATTTTCTGCATGCCTTTCATGGGTCTGACTCCAGAAATGTTGAGGGAATAAGGTGATCCCTGAGAGTTTTGATTTGTCTGCGCAGGGCGAAGAGTTCTGTACGGGTCAGTTCGCTGTCAGGGCTTTTGCTGTCGAGATGACTCAACAGGTAGTTTAAATCCTGTGAAAGGCTGCCAAGTTTTATCCATGCTTCACGATTGATTTCTGGCAGAACCGGCGGGAGTTTATTCAGGGAAGCCATCCTGAGCCATTCTCCTTTTTTATACTGACCTCTTTTACTGTCGAGAATAATTAATTCTTCTTCATTTAATCTGACACTGATGCAGTGATGTCGTATTTCATTCTCAGGAAATTTGTCAGTATGGAATTTACCGCGTTTTGATACTCTGGTTATATCATCATCATTACTCATGTCACTGTTCATAGTTATCCTTTTATTTCATGTTTATTACTACAGATAACCGATGAAATGAATAAGTCAAGTTGTTACGGGATAAATAATTTAATTATCTGGATTAAAAAAGGTATACCATTTGACAAATAGTATACCCACGAGGACATATCAGATTAATGGTCATTAAATGAATCCTTGCAGACTAAGAAAAGGGTTGTTTACTCCAGAGTTTTAGAGTCTTTTTCGTACAGATGAACGGGGGATCTCTGGCTTCATTTCTTTTAACAGGTCTTTTTTCTCTCTTGCTGCGATATAAGAAAAAATCTTATCGGAGTCAGAACGCTGTCTGAGTATATCGTCGTCCATTCGGATACCATTTCGAATAAACCATTTCACACTTTCTATGCCGGTGTAGATACCAATATGTTTATCATGATAACAATTATAAAACTGAACATGACTGATATCGGTATATTTTTTCAGTGAGGTAAAGAAGTACTTCATGTTTTTGACATATAATGCGAAGGAACAGTGTTCAGCGATAAGGATATTACGCCCTTTTTCATGAAGCAAAGCAATTAGAGGCAAAGCCTCAGTTGAAACATGTTTAAATAATACTGGCGTGCTGTCTATTCTATCAACATGGCGTTTGAGGGCATTAATACTGAAATCATATATCCACCACTCGTTGTCAGTCGGAAGATCCAGCACCGCTTTGCCACCATAATCTCTGTGGTTTATGTCACACCCTTTATTTACCCAGTAATCAAAGACGTCATGATCGAGGAGGTCATAAAGAAGCGTTTGTCCTTCGTTATCTGTGCTGTGGATATCAATGCCCGCGTTTATGAGGAGTTCCGCACAATCTATGGCGTAGCGCTGCCAGTGAAGACAGGACTGGCCTTTATTATTTTTGTGGTGAACGTTAATACCTGACTTTATCAATAGCCTCACTGCACGTGGGCTTTTTCTGCTAAACAGGGCATTATTACCATAACAATCTGTATGGTTCAGCGCTATGCCTGCTTCAATCATGGCTTTTAAAGCCCCGATACTGTCGCAACCGAAAAGGGCGTTTTCACCGTGTTCATTAAGTGTGTTAATGTCAATGCCTGCAGCAATGCAATTCTGGACGTCTTTTTTAGTTTTGCTGTCAAATAAATTATCTTCTGTATAGTTACTCATGGGCGTTCTCCTTTTTAAGCGGTCGTTTTGTGCCAGGTATTATTGTTGTATTCATATTCTTTTATCTTAATGATCTCGTCATAGATCCGTGAAAAAGAAAACCATGAGATCTCTTTCACTTCGCCTTTTTTGTTTGTGTAAATGATATTGCAGCCACGAAAAGAAAATGACTGATAGAAAGTATCGTGATTCTCCTCTTTAAGAAAACGGGTAAAAGCTTTTATGGTGTCTTTTTTTTCCATGCTATAAGAGAAAAAGGTATGGATAGCAAATATGGTCAGAATATTTCTTTCCGTCACCATATGTCTGGAAAAATAATTAAGATAAAAAACATGATCTTCAATGCTATTTTTACAGAATATTGAAAAGTGAGGGTTATACAGACGGTAGAGATCTGTATTCTTTTTTGTTTTAGATAGGTAACTTGTCAGGGTTGAATAGTTTTGTTTTTTCATTTTTATTCTCCTTTATTATTTTGATGAAATGAATGTATATTATCAAATAAATAAAAATCAAATTTATTTTTAATAATAAAAAATAAGCAAGCGTTTTCTTTTGAATAAACTAATTTAATGTGATGTTTTATATAAATAAATTCATAGTTTGCAAAAAGTGCTATTTTTATTTCATGGTTGATTGATGGGCGTTTTTCCCCATTGCTTAGGGGGAAATATATCCCATTAATATTAAATGTTTGAAGTGAATCGTATTTTAGCAGGGGAATATTATATCTTTTACTTCTGTTTTGATTTTCAACTTTGTGTGTGAGACACAATATGTGATAGTGTTGTGATAATCGTAAGTATCCTGCCAAAACGAATCATTCACTTTAAACCTTTACTGACATATTGGTTATATATTCTGAGAAATTTATAGTGCAAAAGGCTCGGTGTGCAGACTTACGCCAGCCCAATCAAGCCGTAGTGCTTTAGTTTTGGGGCTTAGGTATGGTGGAAAAAAGCGACTCGTTAAGCTTACTGAGCTCTATGTATTTCAGGAGTCGGTCAGTAAGTTAACGATCCAAGAGGCTCATCAATCATAAGAGATGTATCAATCTTGCGAGACTCTCACGGATTTTATCGCCGTCATAAATAGCAATCTCTTCAATATTGTTACCAATGAAAGTTTCAGCTGCCTGGATGGCTATCAGTTCAGACATACCAACGTTATCAGCCAGCTGGCGTGCTGCAATGACCTTGCTTTCAAGAGTTAGGATGACCGGCCTGTAGCCTGCGCGTTTGATTTTGATACAGTGTGAAATCAATTTCTCCATAGGTGCGGTGGTCACTTGGAATGCAGTCGTACCCACCTGAAAGGCCCCTTCACGGTCAATGTGTGGATCATTAGCATTGGCCCTGCGACTACTGATTTTAACATCTAGGGAAACGTAGCTGATGTTTGGCTTCGATAAGATTCTGTAGCACCGCCTCAGTGGGGTTGTCAGAACATTCCGCTGCCGCCATAAGAATATCGCTTACTAGAGATGAAACTGGTTGATTGTAATCCCGGTCGACCGTTACTCTATGTTTATCCGGATAATTTTGGCGTACACATTAAGTGAAGAAAACTTCAAAGTGATTTGAAACAGATGTTGTATTCACTGGCTCATTTACATTAACTTGAGTGTTGTTCAGCACATGTTGAAACGCAGCTGTAAGGAAGATGATACAGCCAAGATGTATCCTTCATTATGGGGATTGGCGCGATGACCACCACGGCTTAGCCCGATTGATTATTTGGAAATTGATTAGAATGCATAATCTGGGCTGAGCTCACTTAAAGTCTCTAATGTTTGACTTGGAGATTTGGGGGGCAGTGGCTTTCAGTTTTGTTAACTCTAACATCTGGTTTACGTTCCTTTTGGAACAAGAAGCAGAGGTCTGCTAAGTAATGGTTGTACTGCTTGTGATAGGTATGACTGCATGTTCAGCGAGCAAGAATGGCTTAAAAGTTCTGTTACTGAGCACCCCATGAAGTTAGAACGATGTCATAACGTGCACGTAACCGTTGAACTGTTCTCTTACAGATAATCTCTACATAGCTATTATTGCTTAGGCGGTAGCTATGTAGATGGTTTTTGTAATATTATATTAAAAGTTCATACAGCGACTATAGCATCATTGCGAAAAATATCAGGAGGTGAGTTTAATGTTACGAAAAAGCAAACTTACAGAGATATATAAAAGGTTTGGTTTTACTGAAGAAAATACAGGTAACGAAAGTATTGCTGTATATTCTATTAAAACAGGGCACTACCATAACGCGGACATACTTCCACTAAATAATGAGGTTAATGTAAATCAAACCTTTGAAGAATATAGGCAGTTAGGTTATGCATGTCAAATTAAAAAATATCAGTCTTATGAAGAAGCACATAAGGAATTATTTAATGGCTTCTTTAGCGTCGATTCAACTAAAGAAAGGTTGATTAAAGATTATAATACTTTCACAGATTCAATTGTAAAAATTCACTCACCTACTGCAACTTATTCCTACATAAATTCAAAATATTACTTAAATGGTGTTATTGGCGAAGCTAATGTTGTTACGGAAATATTAGAGAGAATACAACATAGGCGTCCAATTCTGTTTTTGATTGAGGCTGCAGCCGGTTTTGGAAAGACTTGCACGGCGTATGAATTATTGAGGGAGATTATAGTTAACAATATAGGGAAAATACCATTATTTTCAGAACTATCAAGGAATAGGCAAGCAAAAATATTCAGGTATGTACTATTAGATGAAATTGATAGAAGTTTTCCTTTGTTAAGCTCAGCCTTAGTAAGGAATGAAATAAGAGCAGGAAATGTACCAGTTATACTTGACGGGTTTGATGAACTATTGCATGAAAGTACAAACGGAATTGAAAATAATTATGAAAAAACAGAGCCAATGCTGGAAACAATAAGTGAGCTTCTAACTGATAGTGCAAAAGTGGTTTTGACAACTCGAAGAACAGCTATATTTGACGGAGATGAATTCCATCAGTGGATAGCATCACATCAAGAAGATTTTGATGTGATAAGAATAAGAATTCATGAACCACAAATTGAAGACTGGCTTCCAGGTCAACGTTTAGATGAAATTTCATCGACAGGATTTCCTCTTAACAAATTATCAAACCCTGTACTGCTATCATTTCTAAGATGCATCGACGACACCGACTTTAATAAAGTTATAAGCGACCCAACAACTATAGTGAGGAAGTATTTTGATTCAATGCTTGAGCGAGAAAGAAAAAGACAAGATTTATTAATGTCTATTGAAGATCAATATACTATACTAAAAATAATAGCTGACGACATGGTCGAGGGTAACTACACATCTGAGTCTAGAGAGTATATATCGTTAGTCATAACTGAAAAGAATCAACAACTCTTGGAGGCTACAAGAAAGCTTTATACTGTAGATGAAAGACCAACTACTGACGAATTAGTTAATAAATTAGCATCGCATGCTCTATTAGATCGGTCAGGCTCAGAAAACCAAGGTATTGGATTTGTTAATGAATTTGTTCTTGGTAATTTTGTTTCTGAAAATATTATTAATGATAAGTCAAATGAATGGATTGGTGATAAACGTTTTATAGAACCAGCAGTGCAATCTTATATGCCGAGGATCGATGATGAAAAAGAATTACTTTGGCATAGCTTAGAGTTTGCTTTATATTTTATGTCAGGTAATGATAAAATCCTTTATAGTCATTTGCTTATAGGAAAAGTTCCATTAGATTTAAAAAATGATAGTGTTGAGCAATTGTCTATATCAAAACTTTCTTTAGGCGATATAAATATAATACATGATACTATCTTTGTTGATTGTTCGTTTTTTAGCAGCATATTTACCTGTGGTAATTATAAAAACGTTACATTCGTGAACTGTTCTTTTATAGATTGTAGTTTTAACGAATTAAGTGGTAGGGAAGATATTTATTTTTTGGGATGTGAATGTGACAATGATGCTATTAATAAAAAATCTGTCGAGATAAACAGTGAAAATGATCACGATATTACAGATTGTGATATTTACATCTTAGAGAAGTTCTGTCCCAGAGGGAGTGTTAGCTATCATAAGCATCGGCCTATAAAAGGCTTATGTTCTAACAACAATCAATTTCAGTTAAGTGAAATACTCCATTCTTTAGATAAATTGAGGAAAGACGGTCTTTTACTTACGCCAGACAAGCGTTCGTTCCTTGAACTTAACATGGCAAGAATATCAGAGATTAAAGCAATTCTTGGGAGGAATTTCTGATGTATAACGGGAATGAATTGCGAATTATTCAAAGTTTGCAAAAAGATATAGAAGATGAACTTAATCGTATTGGATTACTTTATCGTTTTTTTTCGAGGACAAAATCAGAAAGCTCAATAATTAAGAAATATGAAAAAGAGCCTAATAAATACTCAGAGGATGGTAAAAAAATTCAAGACTTATTTGGGGTTAGGATAATATTATATTTTCCTGATGATTTATTTATTGCTCAAAAAACACTGGAGAAATTATTCGAAATTGAATCTAAAACCGTAGACGAAACCACGGCTAATCTCTTTGCGGCAACTCGATGCAATTACGTCTTTAAGTTACCAGAAGTATTATCAAATGATAGTGTCTTATTAAAGAAATATTCTTATATTGATACTACTTTTGAAGTCCAATTTAGAACTATTTTATCTGAAGGATGGCATGAAGTTGAGCATGATCTACGCTATAAGTGCAAAGAGGATTGGGTTGAGCATAATGACCTTAGTCGCGCGCTGAATGGAATTTACGCCTCTTTGGAAACATCTGATTGGGGAATAATGAAGTTATTTGAGGATTTAGCATATAGAAATTATAAGTCAAGCGCATGGTCCGCTATGCTAAGAAATAAATTAAGATTGAGAATGGACGATAAGCTTGATGAAAAGATAATTTCAATAATTAATGAGAAAGAGCTTGGTAAAAAGTTTTATAGAATTGACAGAGATCGTTTGTTATCGTTAATGTTAGATTATAATATTGATATACCAATTAATCTTAATAATATAATTTACCTTTGTAATTATTTTTTCATAAAATCTACGGAGCTTCAGGATATAGCCCCTGCTTTAATAATGAAAAAGCTTACAGATGCTGATGAAAAATTCAATAAAAATACTATTTTAGCATCTAAATAATAACTATCTCCGGCTATTAAGTAGGCCTTGTATTTTAGGCCTACTTAAAAAGTTTCATTATGTGAAGTGATGATGATAGCAAATCTGATATCTTTATGGTTGGATGCGAGAAAATATTTTTATCCCGACACAACAACTGGTAATGATAGAAAATTTAAACCCAAAAATGCTACAGTAGCCTCAGCTCACAAACGGAGTATAAAGTGGCGGTTACTCTTTAGTGGGAATACTGTAGATAGTTGATAAACTGGGCTGGATTTTCTTTTCTAACCGAAGGGAAGAAAAGCAAGGGGAACCCAAAGAAACAAGCGCAGCGGCTTCGTAGGGTTAGCCCTTGCTTCTTTTATAATTGGCATTATTCATTCAAGAACAATAGGATCTTCGCTTGTACAAGCGAAGCTATAATAAAAAATCAATTAATTATTTTAAAAGTATTAAGCAAGAGCCTATTGACATTCGTAAAATAAAAGTTATTCTTAATGTATGCCATAAATAAAAAGTTTTATGTCATATGTATCCTGCACTATGTGCAGTTAATGTGCCACTTGTCCCATATATGGGAATATTGGAAAGGTTACTTTGTTTTGAAGTAGCCTTTCGTCCTTCAATATTCACGATTACTTATTGCTATTACCAAGTCCAGTCGAATCGAAGAACATCTTTTATCTGAAACGACTCCTAATACCAGGTTGAAGCCACAATATCTCTCGCATAAGTAGACCAAAGAAAAATTATGATATTAACTATGTGATTTTTTTTAGTGTTAAGTTGAATAATTATATACTGGAGAGTTTTCTGTACACTACCAATTGCTGGTTCATCTGTTCTGCCGCTGATGTTTCTGACTAATCTCCCGGTGACACAGAACTGTCCCTCTCTACCAGCCTTTATTCGACTCAATGTCCGGCTGCTGATACGCAGTTATCCCTTCGTATCAATGACTGACTCTTAAACGCAATGCTTTGGTTGCTGGCGTATCTGACAGCTTCTTCGGCGTGAAGGTCGTTGTGTAAGTATACTTCTTGGTTTATTTAGGCTATATAAAACCATGACTATGACTGGCTGTTTTCAGTAAGAGTCTTATCATCCAAAGAATTTATTCTAGAAATTCTTTTTAACTCATTAAGATAATCAACCTCGTTTTCTAAGAACCAATGAAGAACTTTAGAGTTGCCAAGTAATTTATTAATATATGACTGGATTATAACGAATTTCAACATATCTGAACCATACTCGGTTTGAAGTTTTTTCGTTTCTTCCGAAGTTGTTGCCATTTCTTGTTCCAGACGAAGTATGGTTTTTTTTATGTCCTTTTTATAGGGAGTGTTTTTCCCTTTATTTACTATCATCGATGACGGTGTTGCATCCAAGATGCTCATTGCAAATTTTTTACTATAATTATCAAAATTAATCATTGTACCGACTGCTTCAATTTGACGAATTGGCTTCATTTTCCTCAAAACGTCAAATGTAGCCTTAGGTATAGGTTTATCAGAAAGTTTCGCAATTACACTTGGATCTATGCCGTTCATCACATTAGCTTTATCTTTTATGGCATCAACAGATATGCCCAAAGCAGCACTAAGTTTTTCAATTGATACTTTTGCCAGAGACTTAATTATCATTCTATGTTCTTCAACTACATTTATATGATTCACTTGTTTGTTAGGAGTGAAAGCATCATCTATGCTCGAAAGTATACATGGAGCTTTTTCTATATCTAAGTCTTTTAAAGCCTCAACCCTTAAATGGCCATCAAGTATCTTAGTGACATCTTTATCTTTGTCATAGAATACTATTATTGGTTCAATAATACCCAAGCTTTCGATAGAGGTAACTATTTGATGATATTTATGGCTTCGCTTTACGTTTTCTAATAATTCCTTAGATGGAATTAACTTATTAGTTTCCAGGTAAATAAAATTTTTGCCAAAACGTATCTGAATCATTTTGATACCTCTTTGTTTACTGGGTTTAATATCTGAGATGGTAGTTCTGAAAGATTCTCTTGTTCAAGTATATTTTGAAAGCTTTTATTCATCATTATGATGTTAAAAATCTCATTTATTATTAGTAGATTGGTTTTTATAAATTTCGAGTTGTTATAAACAGATTTATGTTCAGCGATACTATTTTCATAAAGCTCAATCAACTCCTCTGCAGTCATCCTTTTTGATGGTTTGTGATAATAAAATCCGGCTGCTTTTGCACCTTTATTTCCAACTGTTCTTTGATTTAGAATGTATTTTATCTTTATAATGTCCCGACTTTTTATTAATTTTTTATCATATGCTTCGGTAAGAATATCTTGTGCTTCCTCAGTTTCACATCTTGCAAATTGCACTGCGAGATACAGAGGCAAATTACCCCGTTCGACTGCTGAGAGAAGTTTATGCTCTCCCTTATCAAGAAGCATATTAATACTGCTCACCCAGTTCGATGAATATCCAGTAATCTCACTTATTTCGGAGTCTGAAAGTCCTCTGATTTTCATGTCTTTAATCACCTGTAATAACTCATTAGAACGTGGTCTTCTCCTTGCAATGTTTTCAACTAAACTCATAACGTAAGCATCTTCTTCTGATACATCTCTTATAATTGCTGGAATAATAGTTTCACCTAATGCAACAAGAGCCTCTATTCTCCCTTGACCACAAATTAAAGCATATTTGAAATCGTCTTCATCAATAGCTCTTACGCTTATAGGCTTGCTTAATCCTCTTTTTTTTATGCTTTCCTTTATTTCTTCATGCACTACCTTATTTCTTGTTCGTGGGTTAAGAAATTTTATTTTTGCAATCTCAATTTGAATTATTGGGAATTCATTTTTTTCAGGCAGCATATAGTTCCCTCACTTTCATGCGAGTAATAATTTGTAGAAATTTATCAAGATTATCAAATCTATAGAGATCTAACCGAATGTTGTTTGTTTCCATCATACACATTTTACTATATTCGTTTTCAATCTTTGGTATGATATAAAAATCAAGAGGTGAAATATTTTGTGAATTCATTCGTATAACAATTGTTATGTCTGCTTTCTGTGAGTTATCAAACCGGACTTTCCATCTAAGTTTACCTGATTTCATATGTATGCATTTAGTAACAAGGACGGAAATTAAAAACTCATCATTGATGTAAAGCATTGGGTAATATTTATACTCGTCTATATGACAGTTACTTTTTAATATTTCGCCCTTAAAATCCTCAATTATCTCTGAGTAAAATGATCTTAGTGCTTCATTTATTTGGAGATAGCTGTAATCATGTTCTGGCTTATAACCAATCAAAGTATATGCTCTTAAAAGACCACCAAATCGGGTTCTATAAACAGAAGATGAAGGGCCTGTATCATCTTCATCAATGATAAAGCCTGATAGTTTTCCATTAGATTCTAATTTTTCTTTTAGCTTTTCTAATAGATCTTCATTAGTCAAATGAATGGATCGGAGCTGAATTATTTCTTGAGCTTTATTATATTTTTTCTTTGAAATAATTGGTTTATATGCCTTGTCACATCTAATCCATTCATGTTTGGGGTTTTTTACAAGCTTACTTTTTAGTTTAGATGAGGTTTTGTTATATATGTTGTTTCCAATATATTTTTCATTTGTCAAAATTTGATGTATTTTTGCACGAGTCCATGATGTTCCATTTTCTGCAGGTATGCTCTGTTCATTTAATCTCTCAGCAATAATGAATTCTGGGACGTTACTATCTATAAAGAGATCATAGATTCTATTTACAATTTTTATTTCATTTTTTGGTCCCGGAATTAATATTACCCTATCTGTTTGAATACTCTTTCTTTTGCGGAAATTCAATATTTCTTTAGCTATGCCATTTTCGTCTACTAAAAGACGTCTCAGCCCATAACCAGCCATACCGCCTTGATGATAACCAAGCTTTATTAAATTTACTTGCCCTATAAATACCTTTTCAGATAGATTCCTGCTGTGATATGCAGCACTTGATCTTTTTATATTCAGTATAACAGAGGACTCTAAAGGGAAATCTTTAGTGGGTATAGGTTCGGAACAATATATAAGATCTACACCATTTCTTTCAAATAGAAAGGAATAATATGCAGCTTCATCACTATTTTGAAAACGACCAAAACGGCTCACATCATAAAATAATACAGCCTGTATATCTATTTTCTTTTGTTCTACATCGCTAAGTAACTGCTGCAAAGAATGCCTGCCTACGATACTGACTCCGCTCTTACCTGCATCATCGTAGGTATAAGCGATTTCCATATTGTTCTTTTCAGCATAATCTTTGATATATTCAGACTGATTATGTAAAGAATATTGCTGATGGTCGGTAGACATCCTCAAGTACTGTGCGACCCTAACTCTATGATTTTTTTCATTTCCGCTAGCCATGCACAAAACCTCATGGATGATTCAATACAATGTAGAGGATAAAATTGATCAAATTTTAACCGAATTCAACTGTTTTATCATTGATTAGAGCGAATTTGGTAGTTCTTCGAGGTGTATGATAATCGAGAAGAGATGTGAATTATTTAGCTGATATGACCGACAGCTTTCGTTATTTGGCCTCAAGGTACCCATTTGTAAATGGCTATGCTTAGTCCACATAGGTTAATGGTGTGATCATTAATTCTTCAAATAAATCAAGATAGTTAACCCATCATGGAAGAGTTATGCGGCAATAACTTTGTATTTTTGAGACGAAACATAGTCACTCCACCATTGCATGAGAACCACACGTTCTGTGAGATACTCTGCACGATTGTAGGCTGCAATTATTTCATCTTTTTTCGAGTGGGCAAGGGCGGCTTCTAAGACATCAGTTCTAAACTTGCCACACTCCTCAGCCGCCGTTCTAGCGATTGATCGCATACCATGAGCTACAAGCTCACCTCCGAAGCCCATACGGATTATAGCCGCATTAGCTGTTTGTTCATGCATGTGATTGAGTGGAGCTTTGATACTGGGAAAAACCCACTCTCTATGCCCGCTGATGGCTTTCATTGAATCCAAGACTCGCAAAGATTCTTTGCTCAGTGGAACTTTGTGAGGCTTCTTCATTTTCATAAACTCCGCCGGGATGTTCCACATGCTGGTTTCTATATCAATATCTGACCATCTTGTGCGAACAGCTTCACCAGGGCGAACCCATGTGAGAAGTTGCCACTCAATCAGTAGCCTTGTTTCTAAACGGATAGAAGCATTGTTTAGAGCAACCAGGAAGCGGGGGAGTTCGGAAGGGGGTAATGCTGGCATATTCTGTTTTTTTGGCTTGCTGAACCGTTGCCCCAGGTTGTCAGCCGGATTGAATTCTATGAGTTCTTCTGTTGCTGCATAGCGGAAAATTTCATTCAGGCGGGATATGACGCGGCGAAGTGTTTCAAGGACACCTCGTTTTTCTATGGGGTCTAAATGCTGTTTAAGCATTTTAGGGCGAATCTCCTTAATGGGGGTATCACCCAACGTTGGAAAGATATTTCTCTCTAGGCTTCGCCAGATGTCGTTAGCATGATCCTGGGAGATGCCTGACGTTTTGACTTTCTCATCAAGCCACTTCTTGGCTACTGCTTGAAATGTATGTTCCGTTGCATCCTTAAGGGCATTGGCTTTGTGGGTGTTATGAACTTGTGGGTCTATACCATTTGCAAGCAACGACAAGTACTCATCACGTAAAGCTCGTGCCTTCGCAAGTGTAAGGTGAGGATAGGTTCCTAAGCTCACCTTAGTTCGCTTTTTGGTCACAGGCACTGCATATCTGAAATACCAATTTTTCTTTCCTCCCTTCGCTAAGGGGGCGATTCGCAGGAGCAAACCATCGCCGTCAAAAAGGTTAACCTCTTTCTCGGCAGGTTTGGTGCTTTTGATTTCAGTGTCAGTGAGCTTCTTAGCGATTTTTGCCATGTTTGGGACCCTCATGTTTTGGACCCTTTGTGTTGGGTCCCAAAAAGGGTGCCATAACGAGTAGATTCTAGCAATTCTCGGTAGACTACTATAGACGTAAAAAAGCCCGCAAGGCTGGTTCCATGCGGGCTTGATAGACTTCACTGAACTTCAATATATCAAAAATTGGTGGAGCTGGCGGGAGTTGAACCCGCGTCCGAAATTCCTACATACCATTTTTACTACAGAAAAAATAATGATTTATGTTTAAAAACAATACGTTAGTGTTATGTGGTGTTTGACAGTTTTATCTGTTTTTAAAGCTCTGCCGCCAAAATGTCGCCATCATCAATCGCGTCTCAGCTGGGGTAAGCGAGACATCTTGGCGGGTTGATAAGCTATAGTGATCAAGAACTGAGAATACTTGAACCAATTCTCTAGAATCCCTTCACCATATATCAAAATTTTATCTTCTATAGGGAAGTACAAGTTTACCACTTCATTTCTGCAAGTATCCAAGAAGGCGTAGGTTATCTCTTCTAAGGATTGCAGTGATTCGTACAGAGTGCCAAAATCATAAAATGGTGAATAAACTTGGTATTTATTATAACTATCATTTATTACAAATGACTTTTTATAATGAAATCCACCTAAACACAACAGTTTACAAGTTTTTTCATAAATAATCATAACGCCTACAAATATTCTCATCTTTGTTGTGCAAAGTTCCTCTGTAGGATGTATTTGATTTTCACTCTCGGATAATTGCTTGAGTCTTGCGTTGATTTCTACCCAACATTTGTGTAAATCAATAACAAATTGCTCATTAATATCTAATTGTTGAGAATCATCAGGCGTAGATTGTGGGTATGCTTTTCTATATAGTTCTTGTGGATGTTTTATAAAATGTTGGTAGATTGCTTCAGCTTGAGCTTCCTGAACCGGGTAGTAGCTGCCTATTCTTTTTCCTTCGATTTTTTTATATAAATCAAGATGAAATTTCATGTGGTTGTAATATAAATCTACCCTGTTTTTCCTTTCTGCCTCTGAGATCTGTTTTTCTGTTTGTTTGGTTCTGTGTAGGTTGTTTACTATTGAAACTAAAGGTACTGCAGATGCAAGGATGAGTAATGGTAATTTCGAGATATCTAAAAATCTCTCATAACCGTGACTTGTAAGACTAAAAGAGTGTATTTTATCTATCCAGACAAAAGAACCAAAGTAAAGGCTGGTGAATAAAGGTAGGCCTATTGCAGCCCAGAACAAGGGTTGTTGGAACAAGCTTCTATGATCGAGAACATAAAGTCGATATTTTATAAATAAGAATATACAACCTAATAAAACGGATAGGTACATAAATGTGCTAATGCTTTTTTCCATTATCAGTATCCCAACATAGCCAGTGGATTTTTTGTTACAGCATCTTCTAAATGATCTGGCGAAAAATGAGCATAAACCATCGTCATTTTTATATCAGAGTGACCAAGAATATCGCGTAGTACCAATATGTTTCCGCCATTCATCATGAAGTGACTGGCGAATGTATGGCGCAACACGTGTGTGCACTGGCCTTCAGGCAGGTCTATACCGGCTCGTTTTACTGCGCGCTCAAAAGCTTTTCTGCAGGGCGTGAATAGTTTCCCTCTGTTTTTGGGGAGTTCTTCATATAGCTCCTGAGATATCGGTACGGTTCGGTTTTTCTTGCCTTTAGTTTTGGTGTAGGTGATCCGGTATTTTGACAATTGATGGCCCTGCAGGTTTTCGGCTTCACTCCATCTCGCGCCGGTGGCCAGACATATTTTTGCAACCGTCAGCAGACTAGAGCTTTGAGAATCAGCACAGGCATCCAGCAGACGTTTAATTTCTTCCGGGGTCAGGAACGCCAATTCACTCTCAGCAATTTTAAATGTTGGCAGCCCGGCAAGCGGGTTGGGGGCTGACCAGTGGCCCAGCTTTTTCAGTGTACCAAAAACAGATGATAGATTGCGCTGTTCAAGGTTTACCGTGCGGGGCTTAACGGGCGACATAAGCGTGCCATCTTCATTTCGTACTTCACCTTTTAACCGTGCTTCGCGGTATTTCGTAAAGTCACCGGCTGTCAGTTCTGAAGCGATGGGATCGCCTAGACCATTACAGATAATACTAAGTTTCGCCATGAGGCGCTTGGGGTCTGTGAGTGTTTGACCATACAGGGAATACCACAGCTCAATTAATTCTGATAAATGTCGCCGATCTTCCTTTTCCCCCAGCCATGGTTTTTTGTTCACTTCTTCCATTGTGAAGCTTTCAAATGCAATAGCTTCGCCTTTGGTAGCAAATTGCTTACGCACGCGCTTACCATTGCGTCCATTGGGATAGCACTCACACAACCATTTTCCGTTCGGCTGTTTTCTGATGGTCATAAGTTAGAGGTTCTTGATTACTTTGACTGCACGTCCTACGACTTCCACATCATCTACAGAACATTCAAATGACGTGTCATCTTGGTTAACTACTATTTTGTTTCCAGGTATGCGCGCAATTTTGACGATGTTTTTCATACCGTCGATGTCTATGAGCCAAATTCCGTTACTAAGCTGTTTTGTTGATGTATCAACAATGTAATTGCCGTCGTTAGCTTTGACGTACAAACAATATTCGGCTTTTCCGGGTATCAAAGTCTGATCAAGGAAAACATCCCCCATCTCTTCGAGAGTTCCGTTCTCAATGGTTGCCTGCCTTACTGATGGGATAACTATTTTTGAAAGGGGGCGAACTGTAGGTGAACTCTCGTTTTTGAACTTATTTTTTTCTTCTGTTTGAGGATACATTTCCCCTTGGCCCGTTGTCAGCCAAAGAAGAGAAATACCTGTTTCAAGGGCACATTGAATAACCCAGTCAGCAGGGAAGCTATCACGTAACATCCTGTTTGCCATGGTGCTTTTTGATGCTTCGAGGTGTTCAACCAACGCTATCTGAGTGTTGAAACCATAGGCTGTCATCAGCCTTTTGATGGTCTCTCTCCCTCCCGTATTTGCACCTGTATTAATCTTCAAGATGAACTCTCCATTTGACAATCCAATAACGAGATCGTATTTTTGTATTTAACTTCTAATATGAGAGTTTAGAAGTTGGGGTTAAACATCATAAAACGAGCTTAAACCAAGAGATACTGCACTATGAGCACAGATATTTCAATTCGTGTACCAAAAGAGATGGCTACGCCTGCTGAATTCGCTGAATGGGAAGGGATTTCCCGCGGGTCTGTTTACCAAAAAATTCACCATGGTCAACTCGCTAAGTACATGGTCAAGAAAGAAAAAAACAAAGGCCGCGTAAGCCTGCGTTATCTAATGTACAAAACTGATCAGGTCCGTGAATCCCTCGGTCATTCCAACTTCCGCGTCATTGTTGGTAAGTAGTTTCAATTATGGGAACTTTCTAAGGGAGCACCATGTTTGATTACAAGATTTCCAAACAACCGCATTTTGATGAAGCCTGTAGAGCTTTTGCACTACGTCACAATATGGCGAAGCTAGCAGAACTCGCGGGAATGAACGTCCAGACGCTGCGTAACAAGCTGAACCCGGAACAACCGCATCAGCTCACTGCACGAGATATCTGGTTACTTACCGATCTGACTGAAGATTCAACGCTGGTAGATGGTTTTCTGGCACAGATTCATTGTCTGCCATGTGTTCCGATTAATGAGGTGGCAAAAGAGAAACTACCGCATTACGTCATGAGTGCAACTGCAGAGATAGGGCGTGTCGCGGCTGGTGTGGTTTCTGGCGATGTAAAAACCAGTACAGGCCGTCGTGATGCGATCAGCAGCATTAACTCTGTTACACGACTGATGGCGCTGGCTGCTGTTTCATTGCAGGCCCGTTTACAGGCTAATCCTGCGATGGCAAGTGCAGTTGATACCGTAACTGGTCTCGGTGCTTCATTCGGATTGCTGTGAGGTGCTTATGCTGACGAAAGAACCATCATTTGCATCGCTGCTGGTAAAACAAAGTCCGGCAATGCACTACGGTCACGGCTGGATCATGGGTGAGGATGGTAAACGCTGGCATCCATGTCATTCACAAGATGAATTGCTGTCTGAATTGACCACGAGGAAACGGAGAAAGTCAAAATGTATGCAGCGGAAAGTGAAGTGGTTTATCAGTTTCGTTACAGAGGGGAGAGTTATTCAGTACCTGAAGATGATTTGCTCTGTTGTTATCCGTCGTTGTCGGGCGATGGCAGTTACTTTTTCACGCTAAAGGATGGGACGTTTTTACGGGGAGAGCAGGTTAAAGAGACGATACGAAAAAATGTATCTCCTCTTGAACGTTACCGTAAGAACAAAGAACGATAGTTGCGTTTTGGGGATATGAATTATGGCAATTAATGGCGCTGCGGCGACTGTTCCATTAAGCCCCGGTGAACGCCTGAATGGACTTAATCACATTGCGGAGTTAAGGGCGAAAGTTTTTGGCCTGAATATTGAGTCAGAGCTTGAGCGGTTTATTAAAGATATGCGTGATCCACGGGATATCAATAGCGAACAAAATAAACGGGCACTGGCTGCCATATTCTTTATGGCAAAAATTCCAGCTGAACGTCATAGCATCAGCATTAATGAGCTGACCACTGACGAAAAGCGGGAGTTGATTAAAGCAATGAATCATTTTCGTGCAGTGGTGAGCTTATTTCCCAGACGGCTAACCATGCCGAATTAACCAGCTAATGAAATTAATGGCGTAAACCCGCCGGGCATCCCTTTATCTAAATTCAGGAGAATTGATTATGCGTAATATTGAAACCCTCACGACTAAAACCGGACCGGATGACGCAGGGCTTAATATTTTACTGACAGAGGCTCGTCTGGAAGAACGCCGGGCAAGGGCTGAAGCAATGGCTGCCCGCCTTGATAGTCTTGCGTGTCATATCACATCCCGCCAGCTAAACCACGTCGAAGCGGCAGAACTGCTGCGTGTGACCGCTGAAGCAATCCAGAACGAAGCGCAGGAGATCCACTAATGGCTGATGCAATGGATCTCGTACAGCAGCGCGTTGAAGAAGAACGCCAGCGCCATATCCGTGCTGCCCGTGCCAAAACACCGGGCGTGTCTCGCGTGCTTTGCATTGAATGTGAAGCGCCAATTCCGCCAGCACGCCGCCGCGCCATTCCAGGAGTGCAGCTTTGCATTACCTGTCAGGAAATCGCAGAGCTGAAAGGCAAACATTACAACGGAGGTGCTGTATGACAGGGGCTGTGCGTATCCATCAATTAAAAATTGCACCTAAGTATTTCAACGCTGTGGTTGCAGGTCAAAAGACGGCTGAACTTCGTAAAGACGATCGTGGCTATAAAGTTGGTGATGTTCTTTCTCTTTGCGAATGGAAGCATGGCGTATTTACGGGTAGGGAATGGGCCGCGGTTATCTCTCATGTGCTTCCGGTTAATGACGTCATGGCAGTTTCAGAACAATGGGTGATGCTATCAATTCGCTCATTAACCCCATTAGAAGCTTTAGGATATGTTATTGCAGGAGGTGCTGTATGAGCACCATCCTGAAATGGGCGGGTAATAAAACCGCCATTATGTCCGAACTGAAAAAACACCTTCCTGCTGGCCCGCGACTGGTTGAACCTTTCGCGGGTTCTTGTGCTGTGATGATGGAGACGGATTACCCCAGCTATCTGGTTGCGGATATTAATCCTGATTTAATCAACCTCTATAAAAAGGTTGCCGCTGATTGTGAATCGTTTATATCTCGCGCCAGAGTTTTATTTGAGATCGCAAACAGGGAGGTGGCTTATTACAACATAAGGCAGGAGTTTAATTACTCCACTGAAATTACTGATTTCATGAAAGCGGTATATTTCCTGTATCTCAATCGTCACGGTTACCGTGGTTTATGTCGCTATAACAAGAGCGGGCATTTCAACATTCCCTACGGTAATTATAAAAATCCGTATTTCCCTGAAAAAGAACTTCGCACATTTGCAGAAAAAGCCCAGCGAGCAACGTTTATCTGCGCCAGCTTTGATGAAACGCTGGCGATGTTGAAGGCGGGAGATGTGGTGTATTGCGATCCGCCGTATGACGGTACGTTTTCCGGCTATCACACTGATGGTTTCACTGAAGATGACCAGTATCACCTGGCATCCGTTCTTGAACATCGGTCAGCCGACCAGGGCGCTTGCGCCCCTTGGACTCGTGGCAATAACTGTCCCCTTGCTGAAAATTTGAACCAACAAGGGAAAGACAAATCAGCTGATGGGGATACCAGGACGGACATTACCCGCATGGATGACAAGGAGTTGCACGATTACCTGCACAGTATGAGCAAAAAAGAGCGCCGGGAACTGGCTGCAAGGTTACGCCTGGTGAAACCGAAACGGCGTAAAGACTACAAACAGCGAATTACAGACCATCAGCGACAGCAGCTCGTCTACGAACTGAAGTCCAGAGGATTTGATGGCAGCGAGAAAGAGGTCGATTTACTCCTTCGCGGCGGCAGTATTCCGTCAGGAGCAGGCCTGCGTATCTTCTATCGGAACCAGCGTTTGCAGGAAGATGATAAGTGGCGAAACCTGTATTAATTACGCGGGTTAACAATTCGTGCTCTTAATAATACCAGGCATATCAGGCTGATGAACGTAAAAAAACGTTTTACATCAGTAAGATTATTATATGCTGTAAATATAAACAGTGGTTATGCATACAGTGTTGCTTGTGGTGTCATAGGAGGAAAGATGCAGGACTATTTTTTGGAGTCTTTGAAGCTCCAGCGCATTGATTTTTTTCTTAAGCTTGTAGCGGCTAGTGAGTGTAGTGATGAAGAGAAGGGGCTGGCTCTGCAGTGGGTTTCTGAATTGACTGATGAACTCATGGCAAAAATCAGAAGCCACGAATACAACCGCTCAATGGATGTCATCAGCTGAGGTGACTTTTATGCGCATTGAAATAATGATCGATAAAGAGCAGAAGATTAGCCAGTCTACCCTGGACGCCCTTGAATCCGAGCTTTACCGCAATCTGCGCCCACTGTATCCAAAAACGGTAATTCGTATCCGCAAAGGTAGCTCTAACGGTGTGGAACTGACTGGGCTGCAACAGGACGAAGAAAGAAAACAAGTGATGAAAATTATGCAGAAGGTGTGGGAAGACGACAGCTGGCTGCATTAAGAAACGTTGCTGGCGTCTGAACTTGCTTCTGGCGTCAGCAAGGTTGAACAACGAGCCCTTGCGAGGCGTTAGCTCTGTAGTGCATGTCTATGCCGCATGAGATCGCATGATCGTTTGAGGATCGTTTTTGCTAAGGCCCGCCAGAACTGGCGGGCTTTTGCGTAGATCATGCAGGTGCATGAAAACCACTACATAAAGCGGGCAGGCGTGGCGGGGATACGAGCGCGCGCCCGGTAGTTTAAATATAAAGTTATCAAAAGATGTTTTGATGGAACTTTGTTATGGTTAATGTGTCAACCAAGATGTAAACTATATTGAAAAGAACGTTATTGATGGATTTTAAAATTAGGAGGGCGACATGAGTGACAGCAATCGCATGTCCAATGCACCCGTATACTATGTGCTGGCGCAAGTTAAGTTTACGCCTATCAAGGCGATGAAAAAGTATGTCGATGACATTCAGGAAGCATTGCGTTTAAGGGGCTATCCACTCTTTGAAAGAAGAGAGGCAATGCAAATGGTGTTTGATGTTAATACGCCCGGTGAATCGCCTCAGCCATCTTTTGAAATGGTCCAGCAGTGGTATATGTCTGACATCACTAAGACTTCAGGTTTTGTCTTGGGTAACGATTTTATTACTTTCCAGACGACTGATTACAAAGAACATGAACCGTTCTTTAAAGCATTGATGGAAGGATTGTCTGTCGTAATAGAACATGCTAACCCAGCCCTTTTGACAAGACTTGGTTTGAGGTATCTGGATGCCGTAATACCTAGTGAGGGTGAAAAGATTGAGCAGTACCTTTGCAATGGCTTACATGGTGTAGATTTGGATTTATCTCCGATACAATCGGTTAACGAGATGGTTTTCCAAACAAATGTTGGTCCTGTTATAAGTACTGGCTTTTTAGTAACTCGTTTGCATAAGATGTTTGGTCAGTTGAGTTTTCCTCCAGATATCTTGCCCTTTGGGGTTGAAATGCTTGAGCGGTTCAGGAGCGACAAGGCTCTTTGGCATGGAATTATTGATACAGACCATTATGTTGAAGGAAACATGCCGCCAGAAATAGATTCAATTGAGCAACAGTTCAATTCACTACATGGTGTTGTAAAGGAAAGCTTTAATAAAATGGTATCCCAACATGCCATTAATAGGTGGGTATAACACCGGGGAGGTGTAATATGCGTCAATCCATGACTGGTAGTTGCTATGGGACTCCTGGTTTAGCTCCTATTGCTGGAGCGTTATTTGTTGCAACCTCTATGTTCCTGAGTGGAACAGGAGCGAGCTATTCTGTGAAGGATGTAAACCAGTGGCGTGGTTTTGTACAACCTAAAGTCCATTTTGGGTTATCTAAACTTGAAAATCATGGGGATACAGATAATGACCCTGTTGATATCAGGACAATTTCAGAACATTTAAGTAATGTTAGGGATACTCTTTCTCCATCAATGTCAGAACTGGCTAAAGATTTGGGTATTACTAGGCAAGCATTATACAAATGGTTATCCGGTGACAGTCAGCCTGATGATATTGGGAAAGCTGGTTACATCATTGAACTCAGTAGATTAGCCGATCGCTTTAACAAAGCAGGAGTAGAAAATGCTAAGTTGATGTCAAAAATGAAAGCGTTTGACGGCTTATCTATTATTGATTTGATTAAGCGAGGCGATGACTGGAAGTCGTCTGTGAATCTCTTAATCGATGAAGCTCGCCAGCTTAAAATTGCAGGTGTAAAAGCGAATTTAACTGGGAGCAAAAGCACGCCAACTGACGGGTGGATGTCGTCTGTTTCTATACCTGGTTCAGGAATGAAGGAGTAGATAGTCATTTATGGTTGATATTGCTACAGCATGGCGCCAAGGCCAGGTTCTTAGGCATGAGGATGCAGTTTCTTTGGGTATTCTTACCGAAGAGGAAATAGGCGTTAAAGTTGTCGTGATCAGTCATGATTGTGACTTGCAAAGCTCTTCTGAACCCAGCGTTGAGCTTATTGCTGGCCCTCTCATTAAGGGGGCCAGCAATTATGCACGTGCTAAACATCCCAGAGTTCTGCATTTGCATTTAGAGCAAGCGCGTGACGCGAATCAAAATGCAATTGAACTAAGACATGACAACAAATTTCGTATTGATAAAGAACGTTTCACGTGTGTGGGATGTGACCCTACTTGCCAAATATCCCCTGAGGAAAAGCAAGGTTTAAAACAATGGCTTGCTGCCCGCTATGGGCGACCTGCCTTTCCTGATGTTTTTGAGAGTAGGCTAAGAGCTTTCGACACAAAGAAATTTAGATTCGAAAAAGAACTCGCAAAGATAATTAGCAAACATTCAGTCTATTTGATAGGTGTATTCTTTGATTTAGGCGAAGATCGTTTCAATGATTTAGAGGAAGGTGTACCTTACGAACTGAATATTCATCTTGTCTATGATTCTATAGATGGTGGGCCGGATGCAAGAGCAGAGGCAGAGCAGGCGGCAACACAAATTGAAGAGTTCTTTGTAACGTACCATGGTGATGCGTCTGAAAGTGAACTCATTGCGCTTATGTCTTGTAACGCAGTTCCTGACGTTGAATTCAGTCTGTATGCGTTACGGCGAATGGACCAGTGGCGGGTTGAGTACATTAGTCTACAAGGTGATGACGTGGGTGATTACATCAACCCAGCCATCTAATATATTAAAAAGTACTGTGTGTTCAATTTGAACAAACAGTACATTTATTCCCTTGGTTCTAGACAATATGATTCAAAGCGAGCTACCTCTTCACCAACCCATTGGTTAAGTTCTTGCAGCCGCTTCTGTAGCGGAATTAGCTCGTTTCGGACAAAGACTTTGCTGGCCTTTTCCACATCACCAAATCCCCCGACATTATTAGGCATAATCCCCATCATTTGCGGCGGCACGCGGTGCGCAGCCATCATGTCATCACGGCTCACGTTCTTGATATTCAGAAACTCATCCTTCGCTGCGACTTCTGACAACGGGATAATCTGAAGTCCGTCCTTTTTGCCGTTAGGCGAGTACATAAACAGATTGCGGAAGTTGCCAGGGCCTTTGGCGCTTTTCATCGCGTTGCGGAGGTTGTTCACATCCTCCTGGTTCTGCGCGGCATCGGTCATATACATGATGAAGCCTGCATGGCTGCCGTTGATGTAATACTTACGGCGGAACAGCGTGGCGGACTCGTTGAGCAGGGCTGACGGAATGGCAGAAAGATACCCGCGAACCTGCGAAGAAAGAAAGCACCACGGTGAAGCGTAAGCGCAGAACTAAGAAGCAGAAGAAAGAGCCAGAAGCGAAGCAGGGCGATTACCTGGTGGGTACGGATGAAAACGTGCTGGTACTTAATCGCACTTATGCCAACCGGAGCAACGCCGAACGAGCGGCGAAAATGCAGTGGGAACGCCTGCAACGCGGCGTTGCGTCATTTTCGCTACAACTGGCAGAAGGGCGGGCAGATCTCTACACGGAAATGCCTGTGAAGGTCAGTGGTTTTAAACAGCCGATAGATGATGCGGAATGGACCATTACGACTCTGACACATACCGTCAGCCCGGATAACGGTTTTACAACCAGTATTGAACTCGAAGTGAAGATTGATGATCTTGAAATGGAATAAAGTGTTCTCAATATTGATATTTTGTGTATCATTACAATGATTCTGATAGCAAAGGTAGGGATCTGGATATGATGAATTGTCCAAAGTGTGGTCATGCGGCACACACAAGGAGCAGTTTTCAAGTAACTGAAAGCACCAAAGAGCGTTACTGCCAGTGCCAAAATATTAACTGCGGGAGCACTTTTGTTACTCATGAAACAGTGGTCCGGTTTATTGTGACACCCGCACTGATTGCTACTGCTCCTCCACATCCATTGCCAGGTGGTCAGGGGCATATGAATTTTTGAGAAAGAGAACCTGCTACGGCAGGTTTTTATTCATCTGGGATCTCACCCGTTTCAAGAAAATGTATAAAGCCAGGCTCATCTATGATGATTGTGCCTTTCATCCTGGCTGCCGATACTTTTGATGGGCCTGCATTGTAACCGCAACAGAGCATCTGAAGGCTTTGGGTTACAGAGGTTCTTACCGTTAATCCTTGTTCATTCGCCTTATCAACCAATCTTTCTTTATCTGCTTTCTTAAATCCGGTGAAACACACATCGAATGTATTTTTTTTCGGACCAGACTGCTTAGTGAGATGTGAGTAGCTTTCGGGGAGGAATGACGCGCATTCCTGAATGGCTTGTTCTGGTGAATCGTACTGTTTAAGAATGCGGTCTTTTCGGAAGGTTTTTATTCGATCGGTGTTCTTACAAATGCCCTGTATATGATTTTCGCTATAACTGATGCTCTGTATAGAGTGAACACCGATACGACCATTTGCATTGATGTAAACAAAGTGAAGTTCTTCCATGTGAAACCTCTTTGCATGATTTCAAGATGGCGACAGGCAAGATGGACGCAAAAGTCTGTCGCCATTTTGCCGCCACTACCAAAGAAAAAGGGGCTACGCTTTCACGTAACCCCTTGATTTATTTGGTGGAGCTGGCGGGAGTTGAACCCGCGTCCGAAATTCCTACATCCTCGGTACTACATGCTTAGTCAGTCTTTACATTCGCTTGCCAGCTGCGGACGGACACGCCACTAACAAACTAGCCTGATTAAGTTTTAACGCTTCAACCCCAGGCAGGGCTTCCACGCGATCTCTTTTGGGTTTGACCTCTCTTGATCCCCGTCCTAAGAGCGGAGGCTAGGGAGAGAGGGCTCTAAGCAGGTTATTAAGCTGCTAAAGCGTAGTTTTCGTCGTTTGCGACTATTTTTTGCGGCTTTTTACGAGGCCAACCGCCCCTCGGCATGCACCTTGGGTTTCGCAAATCCCGTCGAATCCAGAATCAGCCCCAATGTGTAAAGGTAAGTATACCAGATTTATGAGCGCCATGACCAGCCTCAATGGCGTTATCGTTAAAGATTTAGCACCCATGTAGCCTGATTTTTATTCGATTAAGCAATGGGATGGCAACATTTGTGTCGGATGTGATAGCCAATAAGATGTTCATTCGCGCCGCCGGAGAGGGAGGCGCGGTGAGGAACTGGTCAATAATTGGAGTGCAGGTTTAACGGTGGGCGTTTTTCATGATACGTGCTTTATCCACCTGCCATTCGCGCTCTTTGATATCTGAACGTTTATCGTGCTGTTTCTTACCTTTGGCGACGCCGATTTTCACTTTGCACCAGGCATTTTTCCAGTACAGGGAGAGCGCCACTACGGTATAGCCTTCTCGATTGACGCGACCGTACAATGAGTCCAGTTCGCGCTGGTTGAGAAGTAACTTGCGGGTACGGGTAGGATCGCACACCACATGCGTGGAGGCCACGGCCATTGGCGTGATGTTAGCGCCAAACAGAAATGCCTCTCCGTCACGCAGAAGGACGTAGCTGTCGCTGATATTGGCTTTTCCTGCGCGCAGGGATTTAACTTCCCAGCCTTGCAGGGCAAGTCCCGCTTCGAACTCTTCTTCGATAAAGTATTCGTGACGGGCGCGCTTGTTAAGCGCGATGGTCGCTGAACCAGGTTTATGTGCTTTTTTCTTCGTCAT